CATCTCAAACTCAGTTTATTATAAACACCTTTCTAGCTTATTATGTAACATCTATTCTACGAAACAATCTTTGTTAAATTTTAAATGCACTTGGCATTTTTGCTTCTATTGCATCTGCTATTGCTTTTACAGATGATGCAACTCGTTCGGCTGGATTTTGTTTTTCTTCGTCTGTTTTTTCTATAGCAGTTGGAGCTTGTCTTTTAGTAGTGATAGTTGTTGTATTGGCTATTCGTGCCGCTGCTGCATGCTCTTGCGCTTGTGCTGATGTTGCTTGATAAGTACTAAAATTTCTAACTCCACTTTTTTCATTACTCATTCCATCAATATAATTTTGTAATGTTGGACGATTGGAAGAGTTCCTTCCTGCTAAAATACTATTAAATAAACTGCCAAAATCTATACGAACATCAACAATTCCCAATTTTTGTTTAAAAGAAATTTGTTGTTGATCGCCACCTTTTATAACTGTAATATTAGAAATAAATGCGGGATCTAAATTATAAATTCCAGGTGAGTAAATTTTATGTATAAATGGCCAACTGTATGTAACGCCATCATGAGAAATTGGAATTCCAAGTAACATCAATGCAGCTATTGGCCCAATAATATATTTTCGAGTTGTGTCTGCATCTGAAGGGTTTGGATTATAAAGTCTTATAGTCATTGTATAAGACGGTTGAAATCCGCTAGATTTCCAAAGCATTGGAAAATCAAGTCTTGAACCAGCTGCTAATGACGAAACTAAATTAATTCCTCCAGCAAGAGTCCCTCCACCAGGAAGAGCTTTAACTAAATCAGCTGCAGCATTTCTTCCCGCAGATAAAGCAGTTCCTATAGTTTTTCCAATCGCTCCACCTCTTGTTTTTAATCCTTTTGTGAGTTTATCAAATGCTTGTCCAGCACTACTTGCACCCATCATCTGCATAATTGCTGCAGATTTTTCTGAAGCAACATCAGTAAACGATTGTAAAAAGTTTTCTCCATATTCATTTGTAAAACTATCTGTAGGAAAACTATCAGCTAGAAATGCAAGTTCAAGGTATCCATTACTGGTTGCTGAAGTTTGTTGTAATGTAAAACCATGCTGTGATAAAAGTGTTGTATAAGACAATTCCTTACTATTTTTTCCACCTGAAGAAAATAGATCTCTTCTAGTAAATAATGAAATTCCTTTAGTAAAACTTGGTACACCGGGATATATACGAACTAGAGGCATTGAATTTCTAAGAACAGTGTTTGTATCACCTCTTAAGTTTGCAGGTGGTAATCCTATTGTAAAATCTATAGATGTTTTTTTAGTTGCCATTTTTAAAATCCCTCGTTAAAATAATCACCTCTAACTATTGCGCGATCATATTCTGAAAATGTTTCTCTAGTTTTTTGTGCAGCGTTTGAAACAGTACTAGAAATATTTTGTATTGAAGAGTGAGCAATTGTTGTTGCTTGTGTTATTCCGTGTGATATTTCTTTTCCCATTTCTTTACTAGATAATCCAAGTTTCTTAGTTTGATCTTTTATAACTTTTTCAAATTCTTTAATTTCTACTATTGCTTTTTGAGCTTCTATATGTGCTATTTTCTTTGCAGATGTATATGTACTTTTAGCTTGTTCAGTTGCTTTTCTGACAAGATGTGGATTATGTAATTGAAATTCATATTTTCCAAGCGCTGCAGCTCTTGAAACTGCTGTTTGTGCTTTACCTTCTTTTTGAAGATATTTTAAAAATTCTCCTTCTCGTTTTTTTCCATATGTTATAGGGTTCTGCCAAAAATGTTTTGATGGAAATCCACCTTCTTGAATCCATTTAGTTCGAACTCTTGATATTTCATCTGGAGTATATTTCAAATAATCATTTAAGTGTTTAGTCAAAAAATCTTGTTGACCAGTTTCAACTTCATATAAGAAAGCACCTTTACCAACATTATATTTTCCAACACCAGTCTGAATCTTTGAACCTTGCATTCCAGCATATCCCTTAATGCCACCTTTTTTAGCAGCAACTAGCATATGTTGTGTTTTTTGACCTTGTTCTTTATTAAGTCTGTTAGCAGCAGCATTAAAAGTACTCCAAATTTTATTTAAACCTTTTGAAATTCCAAATGTATTATCTAACCATTGTCCTATTTTTGCTCCACCCCAAGCAGCTGCAATACCACCTAAAATAACGGGAAGTAATGTTGTAAGTATTCCTGTTAATCCTCCTCCACCAACAAGACCAAACATTCCAAAGAGACTTTTTCGTTTCTCCCTTTTCTCCCTTTTCTTTTCAATAGTATATTCAGCTTCTATAACATCTGTCATATCTGAAGTATAACCAAGAAGCTTTTGTTGATCGTTTCTTGATTCATTCATATATTCTTCTGATTTTTTTACAAACTTAGCTATATGAATTTCAGATACTGGTATAGCATTAAGTTTTATTCCTTCTTGTTCCATACCAGGTGTAATTAATCTAGAAAAACCTGTTTCACCATATGTTTCTTTTAAAAGTCTTCTTCGGGTCGACAATTTATCCAATATTGTTGTAACAAAAAATTCTCGTTCCCGAGTCCATTTTTCAGCTGTCCCTGCTTTAGATTTTCCATACTTTTCTCGGTTAAGAAAATATTGTTTTGTCATCCAATTCAGTATAGATCTGCCACCTCTAAAGAAACTCCATATTCCGGACGGAATTCCTTCAAGTGTTTTATACTGTTTACCAGTAAAAGCACTTGATAAATCTCTTGTTGCCTCAGCAGTTGCTTTAGTATATAAGGCTATATTATCTAGTCTCCACATACCTTCAGCATATATTTTTCCTAAATTTTCAACCATAGCTTCAAGAGGATTAGTTGCTTTAGAAAGATGAGCTTTATAACCACCTCTAGATTTAAAGATACTATAAATAAATCTAAAAGGCGCTCCAAAAACACTACCTAGACCTTTTAAAGCAAACGCTACATGTCTAAAGAATGGATGTTCAATAAGCATCTTTTGCCAAATTTGTTGATATGAACTAACTTGAGCTCCTATTGCATCTTGAATTGCCAATAAAGCCCTTAACATACGAATATCAGAAGGTTCAGTATACTGTTCATGAACCTGCTTCATAGCTCTTAGATAACCTTTAAACAAACCAACTTTTTCAAACTTTTGTTGCGATGCAACGTATGTATGCATTCTTGCTAGTGAGTGTAGCTCAGTTCGTCTAACTGATTTTGCAAGTTCTTCAGTTATTCCAATACTTTTATCAATCCTACCAAGCACTTCTTCAATAGGCATAACTACTTCAGCTGGATGCAAATGAGCAAGCCCTTCTTTCTTAACATATCCACCATGTTGCATTTTTGGGATACCCTTGTTGCTAGTTATGCTTTTTATAGGTCTTTCTTTTCTTCCTTTTAATCGTGCTCGACTTATTAACCCACTAAAACCTTCTCTAAATTTAGAGGTTACTGAACCAAGTGCATCAGAGATATTGGCTTTCATTTTCTCTTTTGCGTTTTTCCATACATCTGTTTCAACAAACTTTGCTGCAAAATAACCAAAAATAGGTGACGCTGTTGCAAGAGCAGTTGCCACAGTATTTTGTTTGTTCAATTTAATATCTTCAGTTACTGATTTTAAAACGTCAGCACTTGCTTTTGATGTACTAGCTGCAACTTTTGCAAATCCATAACCAATGTTACCAACAGTACTATTAAGAGAACTTAAAACTTTAACCATTGAATTTTGAACATCTTCAATGCCTCTAGCATTTTCAACGTCATACTGCGTTTCTTTTATATCTTGTTTTGTCTTTTCCTGCATCTCTTGTACAACACGGTTTACATTACTGACTTCAGCAATACGTTCATTTTTAGAATCTGCTGGTTGTGTTATACTTCCTGGTTTTTTTGGTTTATCTGCCATAAATTCCTCTAGCTCCTGGTATAGGTCTTGGTTTGTTCATTTGTTACCCCTTACGTTATAATATTAAATAGTTTTTTAATTACTGGGTCTTGCGGTTTCATTTCAGCTAGCACACAAGCTACTTCAGAAAGAGTTATAGTTTCTTGAATTGGAGTGGTATATTTATTCTTTTTACCAAACGACTGTCGATACGCTCTATTTAAAGATGTAAATAACATTGAAAACTTTGCTGCATTTCTGAATAAAGATTGCATATTAACAATAAATAATTTTGCGGCAACTATATAAAGCTGTGCCCTAGTAAGAAAATCTTTTTCATCTAATTTTGTTAAATCTTTAAAATTATTAGTTATAAATTTAAAATAGTTTGCTAAGTCTCTATTTGCATAACTATAGCCATTTTTTTCATATCTAGATAAAAATGTTATCAAATCATTCATATTTGGTTTTGTTGTGAGCATAAAATAATCCTCAAAAAAAGATGAATAATACTCTTGTAGATATGGTTTAAAAACTTGTATAAATTTTGATAAATTCATTCCTGCTACTAGATGCATACATTCATGCATTGTAGTAGAAGAAAGAGTATTGTTTGATGATGTTCCAAATATTGATGTTGAATTATCAATGAGAACTATAACTTTCTTTTTATCTACACTATAAAATGCTAAAACATGTTTGTTTGGATCTTTTGATAATTTATGTTTAATAAATGAAAAAACATTTTTACTTTTATAACACGGAATTATAATTCCTTTATGAACTAATGTTTCCAGTTGAGGAGCAACTACTTTTGCTTTAGATGATTTTTGTAATGCTAAGATAAAATTATTTTTGAGTTTATCAGATGAGAAAAATGTAGTACCTGCAATATCTATTTCAGATTCTAAACCAGTAGGTGTTGAAAATAATTCTTGTAATTTTTTATCAATCATTGTTACTCCTTAAAAAAAGATAGTGTATCTACAAAACCACTATAATCATCATAATTCTTTTTAACATGTTTCATAATTTCATTATTTGAAAAACCAGTACTTGTTTCTGGATCATTGAGATTAATTACATCTTTAAGATCTCCTGCCATTGTTGGGGTACTGGTAAAGTCTATTAATACTGGTGGATCATATTTTCGGACATACATACATAAAGCAGTTGCTAAAGCAATATCATCATGACAGCCTGTATCAGCTTCTACTTTTCCACTTTTCTTTGAAACAAGTCCGGTCAGTTCAAGCGCTAATCGTTCTGATTTAATTGATTCTGGAAACTCAGTTATATAAGAGTAAAGAGCGTCAATCATTAGTGGTCTAGTTTTTGGAGTTGTTGCTAAACCAGGAATATGTGTGTTCTTTCCTCTTTTTTCTTTATATAACATATGCCCATATTCACTAGCATTTATATGTTCAACAACTTGATTACCAACTGAGTTTGATTCTACAACTATTAATCCTGGGTATGTTGCAGCTGCTACTTTTACTACTTTAATAAAATCCATTACTTTACATTTGCCCTGATATTCCCAAACTTGTTCTAAAGTTTTATAATCCCATACTGTAATAGCTGATTTATCTTCACCATGTTCTGGTGCAGTATCTACTCCAATAATATAATAGTTTCCAGATACTGGTTGAGCGAATTTCCATATCTGCCCATTAAACAATTGAAGTTTTTCAATTGGCTTCTCGACAGAATTTTGCATTTTCTCAACTGTTTCTGCTTCAAAGAAACTACCTTCAGTTGGCAAGAATTTTAATTCCAACTCCTGAGCAATTTTCTTTGGATCATTGTCAAATAACTCACATTGAGTTTTATACCAATCTGGATCCTCAGCCAATTCTGGAATCATTTTCCAATGAATTACAAATGGTTTTAAAATATCTTCACCGGAAATAGCTTTCATATATCTACTAAAATACCATTGTCCAATACCAACCGTTTTATTGGGTGTTGAAAGAACCATAGTACCAAATGGGATCCCAGCTTTTTTAGCTTGCATCTGGTTAGTAGATAATGCTGGAACCATTGATGTCCACGCTGATTCAATGTGATTAACAAATGCTGCCTCATCAATAACCAAAAATGTAATAGCCTTACCTCGAAGAGTTTTATCTGGAGCATTTGGATTTACTGGAGAAGCGTATGCTTTACTTCCATTAGTTAAAATAAATGACCGTTCAGTTCGTTTAGCAAAACCACGACCAAGAAGTCCTCCTGGAGGTTTCATCCATTCAGGAAGTTTTTCAATCATGCCACGAATTATTCTAGCAAAATCAGTAGCCTCAGCACCATCTTTTGAAATAATTCCAATAACAACATTATCATAGAACACGGATAACCAAGCAGCATATGCTTGAACAATAGTAGAAATACCGATCTGCCTACTCTTTAAAACAATAACATATTTTTGCATTTCAATTAAATCAATAAGTTCTACTTGTTTTTTATATGGCGAAAGAATAACATCTCTACCAGGTAATTCTATATAAACATAATTTTTTACAAAGTAATCAAAACTTGCTCTACATTGTAAGAACTCCGCAACATATTTATTTGTTAAATTTTTTAATTGTGATGGTCTTTTAGCCATAATTTGTATTATCCTTTATTATTTGTTCTACTTCCCTGATCTATTAGTTCGAATCAAAGTCAATAGTCCACTTGATGACCAATCTCTTGCTTTTGTAAATTTTAATTCGCTTCTATGTAAGATATAGCGACCGGTTACTGGCGCTGTTTCAGTATTCCTTGAGATCAGTTGTACTGATTCACCGACTTTCATTAAGTTTAATAACCTCATACTTTGTTCAACTACTACTGACGTTTCAGTAATATGGCTTATATTTTTTGAAATATTAGAGTTTATAAAAGTACTATCCAACTCATATCCTGTATGATCTTTATATGTTGTTATTCTAGAATCAGAAGAGATAGCTGTTTTATCAAAAAATATTTTATTGTTTTTTGAAATAAGTCCATATGTTTTGGCAAATGTTTCTAATGTGATTGGTATTGTATATGATAATCTATCTCTGGGTTTTACTACAAAATTCATTTTTGGTGCTAAAACTCCAAACACTGAATTTCCTTTATACATTGTATCAATATCTCGTCTTGTATAAAAATTCTTTCCATTGTCTGCTTTATTTATTAAGTCTAGATTGTCAGAATCTAAAGCAAATTGATAAACAGTAAATGCTTGAGAGTCGCTCATTTTTTTTGTTAGATTTTTAATATGTACTACATTATCATGTGAACAATGAACTGATGGCATTCCATTGTAAATTCCAAAAGTTGAATTTAGATACATAATTGTTTTATATAATGTTGCTGGAGGTATTAAAATTTGGTCAATTACTTGCGTATTCCTTCCAGCTATATCCATCTTTAATGTTGCACCAGTTTTAGATACTAAATTTTGAATTACATTATCTATAGTTGTTCCATGGCTAATATCATTAACAAAGTAGTTCATAGTTTTATATGGTTTTCTAACAACAGTGACTATAGAAACTTCTGCTCGATCTTTTTGTACTCCATCAGCTATTGTTGCTTTTTGGTTAATTGGGAGATCAGATGATAAATACATAAGCTCAAAATCTATACTCTCCATAACATACTGATCTGTAGCAAGTAAGTTAGAAGTCAACTTAAGAGGTTTTTGTCCATATATTTGATCGAGAAGTATATCATTTGGGTCTATTATAAGATCTATTACTACAGTTTGATATGGAACATCTATTGAGGAAAGGATACTTACTCTATGAAGGTCATTCGTGATATCTATATCACCAATTTTTAATATAAACTCATAAGTACGATTTGGTGTCCAATATCTGCTTTTCTCTACCATTTATAAATTTCCTTACAAAAAAAATTTTAGTAATGTTCTTTATATTTTGTTCCAAAAAAAAGGAGAGGTGGGTAAGGCAGAATCTATACCTTACCCAAATTCTTTTTCCCCTTGGCGGAATCAAACCAAGCAACGGAGTTTATGATGAAAGACGATTTAACACGTCATACATCCTAGTTGGTATAACAAGTACACTTTCAGCTGCATTTTCAAGAAGTCGTTTTGAATTTAAATTTGGTTCAAGACTACTATATCTTACAATTGCTAAAAACATTTGCCATGCAGATGGTAGCGGTGGTTCCTCTCCTTCTTTAGCTGGATTTAGTTCTTGAAGAAGCTTAGATATATCTTCACGTTTTCGTTTACCAATTTTCTCTATTAAATCAAGAGTTCCAAGCATTTGTTCTGCTGTCAATTTACTTTGAAAACTTTGTTCAATCATATCAAGTATATTATTTTGAAATATCTCCATGTATGATGAGACTACAGAAGCCATTGTTGTATTAGCATTTTGAATATGAACTTGTCGCATTGAACCAAGTGTAAATGAAAATACTATAGGATGATTATTATATATAGTTGATATTCCAAATGATACAGTTGCTGCCTTTGTTCCATCATAGCTATTTTCTACAATTAGAACTGGGAGAACATCGCCATGTGACGTTCGATAACTACTGCTTATAATTATTTCATTTCGCATCCTTGCACGATTATAGCTAAATAAAGGATTTTCACTGACTACTGGCAGGCCAACTTGATTAATAGCACTTTTAATTTGTTCAATTAGAATATTATTTCCAATAAACTGATATAAATCTGAAACATAACCACAGTATAAATAATCAGTTAGCTCGTGCGGTTTTATATAAATACCCATTATCGGAACCGTGGAGCCATCAGTTTTATGCTTTTCTTGGTCATCAAATATTACCGTAGTTGTTAATTGTCTATAAATAACCTCTACAAACTGATCACTATAACTAAATAGTCCCTTATAGCTTAGAGAATCATTAAGACCCATTTCTGCTGCTCGTTCTTGAAATGAGTTTCTCATCTATTGACACCTTCTTTCATTATTTTTTGTATTGATATTGTTAGCTCTTTTTGCAGACCTTCTTTAAACATCTTTAGATTATCTTTAAATTTTTGACCAACTAATATACGTACAACTGCTTTAATAGTTTCTTCTTCACTAAGTGGTTGATGATTAGGTGACTGAAATCTATCTTTTAATACATGTACATTGTTTTTATAATCTAAACTAAGTAGAAAAGTGCTAGTATATACTCTACTATGAAGCGAATTCCTTCGAGGAGAAGTCTTTCCTTCAGTTATTAATACCATTATAATCTCCTTGCTATTATTCGTATATAAATATTTCTACCATCAAAAGTAAACTGAGGATCTAGATTAACAACTTTAAACCTTCCTTCAAGTTCCCAAAAATATTTTGCTCTTTGCGGAGTCCATATTGAAGCATGTGGACATGATGGCTCGTTCAGAAGTTCAGTTGTTAATAAAATATTATCTGCTTCAAAATTACTTAGAGATTCTGCACCAATATCTTCTGCTAAAATCATCTTAGCAAGAGTTTCGTAATTTGGTACTATAACATCAACAATACTATCTTCTTTTGTTATTGTTGAAACTAGATAAATAAAATATGGAATCTGAGTAAATGAAACATGTTCTAGAAATCTATATATACAAACATTTTCAAAATATAATATTGTTCGTTCCATAAATTTAAAAATATCATAATTACAATACACATTTGTATTACGAACCAATGGAACGTTTTGTGATTCTATTTGTTTTGCATAATTTTCAATAAACTCAGGGGTTTCAGAATTAAAATATTCCAGATCAACATTTACTATATAATGTTTATGTTTAATAACGTCAAAAAGGGGTTGTGTTTTTCCTGCTGCAATGTTTCAAATAATTCTTACCTCACAAGCCCATATACAATACTTTTTGTAAATGGCTCTATATAATATTGAAAATATTTATTCCTATCAATTTCACTTGGATCCATTATTCGGATTGTACTTTTTGAAACTTCTATTTCTCCATAATCCTTAAGAAAAATTGTAAATTTATTTCGTCTATTTGGAACCGCATACATCTCAGGTTTATTTCCGTTAATAATTTCATCTTTGATTCTTTGAAGGTTTCTAAATATCGACTCTTTAATCGCCAACGCTACTATTTTACATAGTTTTAGATAAAGGTTATCCATATATTCATACCGATTTGAAACCCCCTTAATCGCTACCTTAGAGGTTTGATCCAATGCTATATACTTATTTCTATTGATTGATGATATAAATATCTCAAATGTTTTTCTACATTCTAGCGGGATATGTCCAATGTTTGTATGCTGTATTTTTCTTGTCAATAACAAACCATCATATTGCCTAATAACAATATCATCTTCTAGTATATTATTTTTAGAAATATAATCATTAATTACTGACTCAGTTGTATTTCTCAAAAGAGATATCAGTCTTGGATTCTTTTTCATCATTTTACCAATTTCAATATTTCTACCAAGTTTATCATTTGGATCAATTCCAGTCAAATCATATCCAAGATTATTTAGAATAGTATAATGGCATGCTTCAATATCATAAAGATAAACATTCTGAAGTACGAGCTTAAGATTTTTATTTAATTTCATAATAAAAGTGAGTGAGAAGAAATTAATCTACTCACTCATCTCCTTGTTATTCTAAAGTATCAATAATTACATTATCAATCTGAATATGATGATGTACATCTTCGATACTTCCCTGTCTTTCAACTAGCCATTTTATAGCATCAAAGTTTGTTCTAAATCCTTCTGTCTTTGCACTTTGTTTATATCTCAACTGAAGTGCTTCAAAGTCAAGAGTTTCAGTAAGTTTTTGGCGAACATACTCTGGATCTTTTTGTAGTACATCAATATCTGTGTCACGTTTCTTTATCCTAACGGTTGCATATGGAACTAGAATATTATTAATATCATAACAAAATACAGTAAATAAACCAGTTCTTATTCCATATCCTTTTATATAGATACCATTTCCATAATTATAAATAATTCTAAAACCATTATTATATATTTGCATATCTACAGCTGGTATATTTAAAACTGGTTGTATATGAGCGTCATCATATACAACTATCTTTCGTTTTTCTACTCCACCTTCGTTAGATACCAGAACTGTAATAATGAGTTGTTCATTAGGATCAACGCCAGTCACTGACATGGTTGGTTTCCTAATGTTTGGAAAATTATTTACATTTGAATCAAACCAGTTTGATAGTGAAGTAACTGAAATTGGATCCATTGACTCATTTGATACTTCTTCGCTGGGAGCTGTAGATTCGGTTACTTGATCTTCGTTAAAAGTAACTCGTTCTTCAGTCACTCCATGCTTAAGCATGTTTGATAAATTTTCCTGTGGTTGCATAAAACTATCTCCTTTATTTCCATTTTTTTCCTTCATCGGGGTTCGCCCTCCATTTTTCTGGATCGAGTTCTGTATATGTTTCTAATGCTGCTCCTGCTAATGCAAATAGTTTTATTAATTGTTCATAAGCATCTGCAGGTCCTGTTCCTTCATGCATTTCGTCACACATAACTAACCAGCCTGGTAGTTCAGAATCCCATTTTTCAGCGTACGCTTTTTCTGACTTATTTAGATATTGCCTTATAAAGTTTAGAAAACTGGCAAAATTTAGAGAGTTCATATCTTTATATTCACCGAAACAATTTTTTTGATACTCTCGTTCTTTTATATAAATTTTCATCAATGTTTCTATGTCCATTTGTCTCCTTACTTGTTAAAATAACTATAAACTTTAGACACAAAGTAATTTCTAGATTCATCTGAATCTTCATTATGTTTTATAAATTTCTCAAACTGTTTTAACTGAGGTGGAATTTTTTCATGTGGATATGAACTTATTTTATTAAACAAAGTAGAACCATAACATCTCTTTATACGACCAGGTTTTGATCCTGTTAATAACATAATTACTGAACCGTAATTATAAAATTTAAGATCATCTCTACAATCAAAATATTTAGTCTTTTTATATCTACCAATTATTAATCCATATTCATTTATTGCATAAAAAGGTATTCTTATATCTCTAATGGACGGATTTTGTTTTAAGAATTTTTTAAAAACTTTTCCTCTAGTAAACCAACTCCACCATGTTTTATCTCTTAAAGAAGGTAAAATACCATTAAAAAATTGTACTAGATCACCTTTTCTCCAATGCTGCATTGTTGAATCTTCCATGGATTCAATGGTTCTTTTATGCATAAAGTTTCCGCCTGGCATTCTATAACAAAACCCTTGATAATATTCTGTATTGCTAAATTTCTCCCAAGATAATTTTTCCATTATTCCACCAATTTTTTCAGAAACATTACATTCTTGATTATCTTATGTGAATATTCTGGCATGTACTCTAAAACAATGTCTCCGCTCCATTTATACCTATATTTCAAATCGTTTACAAATTTAATTAACTTTAGTTCACCCTTTGGATGATTAAATGGTATATGAGGTCCTAACTCTTTGCAACGATTAGATAAGTGAATTATTTTTGTATATTTTAATAAATGTGACATAATTTTATGGTCAAACCATATTGGCTCTATATGAGCAGTATCTATAGTCATTGATACGTTTATAAGTTTATTGCAAATATCTATTATCTCTAATGGTGTTCTAAAAACCTTTTTCTTTTTCCATGCAAATGTTTCAAGACAAAATTTTTCTGGAGTTCTAAACTTATAGTTATTTAGAAAATATTCTATTCCCTTGTTAGGATGCAATACATACTTATCACAACCTGAACGTACATATATATCACTTACAAAAAACTCAATCTCTTTTAATGGAGTTTTAAGAGTATCAAGGGGCATGTGAACAACTTTTATTTTATTTCCATTCTTTTCTATTTCATCAAGAATCTTCTCCTTATTTATAAGAAATTCATCTTTATAATGAAAAATAGATAACTGAATATCGCATGGTAAGTCTTCTATCTGATATTTGTTATGGTTTCGATTTTCTTTCGTTATACCATAAGAGATACATGGATTTATCACACAAATCTCCTCCCACTAAAACCTCCCGCTATACCTTTCCAATTAATAGCTATTGCTTCAGAAGTGTGAATAGATTCTTCATGTTTGCATTTTACAATCCAATCATATAAATTCATTTCATTTAAAGCAACTGAAATTAAACGAATTGAATCTTCAACAAACATAGGATTTTCTGCTGCTACTCTAGCAATTTCTTGCTCATCAACTCTTTTTATTACAGGATATGGCAAGGTTTTAATCTTTGTTTCAACTGTTTCAATAATATCTTCAAGCCAAACATACAATGGTGGCTGAACTTCTATAAGGATATCTGCAAACGATCTTTGATTATGCGGATATCCTTTTGACTTATTATCTTCTAAATGTTTACAAAGTTCAGCTGAACATGGACAATATGATGCGTATTGAATAATAACTCCTTGAAAAAATCTGAAATTATTATCTTCTAATTGTCCTTCAAACCTACATTTATAATAGATTGGAAATTTATTGTCTGACGTAATTGACTGTTTAATTAATGGCATTCTAAAATCAAACTTCATGTAACTAGCTGTACTTCCAATATTATTTCGCAAATCTTCAAGTATTTGTTTAATTAGAACATGCTTTAAAGGCAAATCTAAATATGGTTTTAATGTTAGAAGCAATCTGGACATTGATATGCCTTTTGTATCTTTGTCCAAATTGGTTCTAATTGACACATTAGCATTTAGCTGACAAAATCCGCCACTTCTAAATTCTAATTTAAAAGGAACCTCAATATTCTCAACACCTACTTGCTGTATTGGAATATTAATGTTTGGTTCTGAACATTGAATATCTGGTAAACAAGTTTTATTGGTCATATATACCTCTATCAATAAAATCCATATATACTCCATTAGACCAACTCCAAAATTCTTGGGATTCTTTAATATCTTCTGGTTCGATCTTATGTGTTTTATCGTTAGAACAATATGGATTTAACTCTGGATTATCTGACAAATTATTGTCATCTCTGCATATTTCTCCATCTGTAATTCTATATGATTTAGTTGGAGTTTCATAATCAAATATAATTTCCGCCCCACATTCTGGGCAATGACGTGTTTCTAGCATACTAAATTCTCCGGATCAAACATTACTGGATCTAAATTTGCTTCTGGTATGTCTGGATCTTCTTTTTCTTTTTCTTTAGATATATAAGAAGAATCAGTCGAAGAAGTCCAAACATACCATTTATATAGACAGCCGCTCATTTTTGATCTACACCAATTACTGTGAGATATGAATCAAGTAATTTTACTGATTCTGGTTTTGTGCTTAATTCTTTAGTTTCATCTATACTATTTGGATCTATATAACTTCGTATGTAATTATTTTTTAGATCAATACAATCAGATTTTGTTGTTAAGAACTCTAAAAGATTTACTGGAGCATCATGTCCAATTAAGCAAGCAGTTTCCATTTCACCGCATCGTTGACCACCTTTATTTTTTCGGCCTCCGAGTGGTTGCAATGTTCTTTTTGCATATGTTCCAATGCCTCGTGCTGCTAATTTCTCTTCAGCAATATGTACCATTCTAAAGAAGTAAATATAACCAACTGCTATCGGATTTAACAAATTTACTTTAGAAAGTGGATCATAAACTTTTTGCTTAAATTGTGTTCCAGTATAAGTTAAAGCATTGTGTAAATCTTTCAAGTTACAATAATCAAATGGAGCTTTTATTAATGTTAAACTATCAATAAATTCTTTTGTAATTTTTTCAGGTAATTGTTCAACAAACTGATTACTATACCATTGTCCATTTGTTTTATCAATTAACTTAATAAAATCAATAAGATATTCTCTTATTAGTTCTTGTTCGGCTGATTCATCTATCATACTACTTAAGTTCTTTTTTAGATCTCCAAGTGATGCTGATAATTGTAATTCAAATAACTGACCTATATTCATCCTTGATATACTACCTAAAGGATTTATACATATATCTAAATGCCTTCCATCTTCAAGTTGCGGCATTTTTTCATGTGGAACAATCCTGCTTATAACTCCCTTGTTACCATGGCGATTGGCAATCTTATCTCCGCATTTAATTTTTCTAAAATGAACACCTATCATTTTGATAAGAATACCATTTATTTTTTCTTTCTTTTCTTTATATTTTCCTACATGAGAAAACAAATCAAGATTTCGTTCTTTGATAAACTTATTTGCTTCGTCTTTTGAAAGTTTATCTCGTAATATTTTTGCAAGAAATTTTTCCTGATCTTGCTGTTTTTTAACTTGCGATTCAACCCAGCTACTATATTCTGGAACTTCATCATTCCAAGAGTTTGCATATAATTTTACTTCTGAAATAATAAAACTTCTCTCAGCTTCTAATTTTACTTCTTCACCAAAAACTGAATACAGATCTTCAGAAGATAAACTTTTAATTCTTGCATAGGGTTGTCCAGTGGTAATAGTTTCAAAATCATTTGGTAATGGTTTATATTCTTTGTCACTTAATGATAACAGAACTTTATTTGGGGGTAATGTAAATGATAGATCTTTAAAATGAATTGATGTCATTAGATCTTCATCAACTAAACGATCAGATATAACAATACCATCTTCATAATTATTACCATAATGAACCATAACGCCAGTTAGTAAATTTTTTCCTATATTAATACTTCAATTTTTACAAAAATTACTTTCAGCAAGAATATCTCCAGCTTTAAACTTATCTCCTGGCTTAACATATATATTCATAAAGTCCATATGCTCAACATAGATTTTTCGATATCCAATATCAAAGATATCTGCTTGGCTATCGTCATATATAACAATTATATATTTATTATCTATATGAACTACTTCACCATTTTTCTTTGCTCGTTTTATAAACTGAGTTTGATCAGTATATAAATGTTCACATCCAGATTTAATCATGGGTTCATCAAAGTTCTTTAAAAGAATTGCTTGCCGCATTTGTGACGAAGCCATTTGAAGTCTTGTTTGGTCATCATGTTCTAAAAATGGAACCATAGAAACAGGAATTGAAATTGGTTGTTTAGAAAGATACTTACTATCAAATTTCATATTTTCATCCAAAATAGTATTTGGAATTAAATTTTGTAAAACTCCACAATTATCTCTATCTGGAGTATCAACAGGACATACTCGTCCAAACATTGTTGGGCAAATATCTCTTAAATGTTTTGGAATATTTTCTCTCTTAAAACCACCTGGACCTAGAAGACTAATCCTTGATAATTTTGTAAGCTCTTCAAGAGGATTAATTGAAAAATCAAACTGAACTATGTCTGATACATTACATTCGGAAAGTAACTGAGTTGAGTTAATATTAAACTTTGGTTGTTTTGTTGTTCTGTTTGAAAAACATAAATCAAAAACAATCTTAGATAGTTTTGAAAATAATAAATATTCAAAACATCTCACTCGTTTATTTGTAAATAATGTATCATCATAGACCTCATCATTAATAGCTAATAGTAATTCTTCCATTATACAATCAGTTTGCAAAAATCTTGCAGTCATAACATCTACTTTTGCAATTAAATCAAGAGCATACATTATATCAAGACCTTTTGATTTTGCATTAAATTTTGAATACACTCTTCCAACTTCATGAATAAAATCATCTTGAGTATATCCTTTTGACTCGCTAAGCATTTCAGAAAGATCTGTTATTAGATACTCAAAAAGTGATGGATTTATAGGAGCTTTATAATTTAATAAATCATAACGATCAGTAAGATTATCTGGTCCATAGTATGCCATCATTAGTAATGATAATGGTAATTTTTTTCCTAGAAAACTAACGTAAATATAAGGAGATTCTTTTTGTTTAACAACCATTAGAGTTGCTACGTTGGTTCGTAATTTAATTGAGTTTCCTCTAGTAACTATTGGGATATCAAACAATTGAAATAGCGGTATCTTTTTTCGTTTGTTGATAACCATATAATTATTGTCTAACAGCTTTGGAATAAACATGCTTAAATCTATTACTGACGTATTCTTCTGAATCTTTATTACTAAAGATTGTTTTATTGTTTTTGATAATTCGCCAGATGAAAATCTTGAATCTCGCAATTCCAGTTCAATAATTTCAAAACCTAATTCTCTAACTGGTTCAAGAATTTGCCTTGCAATAGGTATTATCTGTTCGTATTCTGCTTTTCTTAAGTTAAAGATGTTATTCGCATCTTGAAGTTTAAAATTTGGGTTTATTATGTTCAAAGGCGCCCTCCTCTTTGCTAAAATTTTTGGTGAATATATTTTTCAAGTTTATTAATATTCTTAATCACGTCTTTTTTATTGTTTTCGCTTAGAATAACTTTTACATATTTCAAAGTTTCTTCTATTTCTTTTTCTCTTTCTTTCCAGTCTGTTAGAATATCAAAAACTTGAGAACCGCTTGTTCCTCTTTCCATACAAAAATCCCACCATTCTTGAGCAGTTCTTAGCAATGCTTTCCTCCCTATTTAAATTGTTTTTTATAATCTTCCAATGCTTGTTGCAAATCATCATCTTCAATAAAATATGGATCATAATTTATAGCTAAAGCATTCATTATAAGTTGCGTTAATCTAAGATCTGGATTTTTAGTCCAAATCTCTCTTATGTTTTTTAGAATTGGTTCAATTCTTGCTGGATCTCTCATTCTCTCTTTGCCTCCCATATAATGCTTCCAGTAACATCTTCAGCAATTCTGAAACTTGAGATATCATCAATTATTTCAGCATCTTCTGGAAAATATTCTATATAAGTTTCTTGATTATCCAAACGATATGTTGGTTTACTTAACGAAAAATTATCTAACCTATCTTCAAGAAATCTCTTTAATAAATCGTTCTTTATATCTTCTACCGTCACGAAATCCGTTCTCCTTTTAAAATTTTATCCATTATACCAGAATATCTACCTTTATATAAGATACCCTGCAAAATGCTTCTCTTTGGATTTGAAAATGCCATAGCTAAAATCCAAGATTCTTTATTTGGAACACTTTGAATACTATAGAAAGTTGGTTTGATTTTATCTCTATCATCAAGTAATCTCCATTTTGTAGATTGAGACCACATTAACTGAGCAACAACTGCTTCAAAATGAACGTGATAAATGTCTTTATCATAAACTGCAAATAACTCTTTTACTATTTCAGTATAAGTTTTTCCTTCAAATTTATGAAGCATTTTTGATACACTAGCTAAATCGCCAATAATATCTTGTTGCCTCATTCCATAATCACTTTGTTCTCCATGAATTTTAGCAGAACCAGAAGTATGGAATGTTCTTAAAACTAATTGTGTTCCACGCTCACCTAATGTCTGCGCAGCAAGTATTCCAATGAAACGACTATTTAATCTCTTGTAAAGTTCTCCATAGCATGTGTGACATATAGTTGGAGATTTGCATAGTATGGGACTTCGTATTTCAATAGTCTTATCAATTAATGACATATAATTATCTCTTGTAATCAAATCTAATTTGCCATCATTTAAATAATATCTATTGATTAACATTCTTGCTTTTCTTTCACTACCAACATTAACTTGCAAAAAGTCAGTTGTCCCACAATCTTCAAGACAATCATCAATTTGAAGATTAGCGCAAGTGAAAATTAATTTTCTTGAAAGATATCCACTAGTACCTGTATTTAAAGCAACATCAAGAAGACCTTTTCTACAACCGTAAGTTGAATAGAAAAATTCTTCTTCATTTAAGCCTTCTGTTAAACTATGTTTAATCGGTTCTGGTAAAATTTCACCATCAAAATTTGAAATAAATCCTCTAGTTAATAACATCTGTTTTGCTTGATCCCAACTACCTCGTGCTCCAGATTCAATCATATAAGAGTATTTAAAACGCTCTTTTAAAAAATTATCAACTTTTGGATCTGACAGAGCAACTAATTGATCTTTAATTTTCCCTTGAAATAACTGTTGTTTAAATTCAATAGCGTCTTCAATATAGAAGTCATCAAGAGAAAGAGTAGAACCATAAAGCGTTGCATATTTAAATCCTATTCGTTTAATATTATCTAATACTTCAACTGTTACATTACTTGGATATGTATCTTTAATGTTATTTAAGATTTCCATTAATTTTCTTTTATCAACTACGTCTGTAATTTCTTCGTGATCAGATGGCAAGCACTCATTAAATATTTTAAAACCATCTTCGCCTTCAAACATTCCTGAAGTTAAGTAATATATTCCTAAAACAATATCTTGATTTGGTGTAGTTGTTAAATTTTCATTTGCTGGACTATGAAGATTGTTTTCAATAGACATCTTAAATTTCGCTTCTGCTTTTGCTTCTGGTGATACTGGAACATAAACAGCCATTTGATCTCCATCAAAATCAGCATTAAATGGAGCACAAACTAGCGGATGAATCTTTATAACTTTATCTAATGATATTTTTATATTGAATGATAACATACCAAGTTTATGTAGAGTTGGTTGTCTGTTTAACATACAAACTTCATCTTTAGTTACTTCTTCACATATGTTAAACAATACAGGAGAATTAAATTCAATACAACGATCAACAAAATCAATTGCTTTATTTAAGAGTTTAAATTTTCCTGTTTCAATAATTCGTTTTGCAATTGGAAGTTTATAAATTTCTAAAATCATTGCATAAGGCAAAACACATTCATTAAGTTTTAATGTCGGATCAGGTATGATAACAGCTCTGCCTGAGAAATCAATTCTTTTTCCTAAAATGTTTCCCCTTATCAATCCTTCTTTTTTCGCCATCTTCTTTAGTATTTCGTGATATAGTTCATTTACGTCTTTTTGTAACTGTTTAAAATAAGTGTAATATATTTTTTTATCTTTAACAATATTAAGAATTGTATCTTTCATTATATCTTTTTTTGTTAAGATCTGGACATAAAATCTATTAATTTTATCCATTAAATGCTTTCCACCTGAAGATGAAGATGGTCGTAGTTCAGGTGGCAAAACTATTATGTGTGTTAAAATTAAACTATTCAAGTTTTTATAGATATGCCCCCATTCTACAGAGTCTTTATTTTCTGTTGCAATATCTGTAATCAACTTTAGAATTGCATCAGTTTTTTCATAAACTTTAACGCCAGTAGGCATTTCGCCATCTGTCCTAATAACATGATCGACTCCATCCATAAACATATAACTTTTCTCATTTCTCATTATTTGATCTATAGCACTTTTTAAAGTTTTACCACCAACTTCGCAAAGTAGATCATAAAATAATGGATTAACTACTGGAAGGGGCAGAGCTATCTTTGCGAATCTTTTTCTTCGTTCATCACTATTCACAATATCAACTCCACATGTACTACATGCTCCTCCAGATTTTGATATTCCATAATATGTTCCACATTGACAAGTATAATTCTTAACTGGTCCGAAGATCTGCTCAGAGAATAATCCTTGTGGATGAAATTTCTTTTTATCAAATACTTTTAGAGAGGTCACTTCCTCTAGGTCTTTACAATATTCATCATAATTAAGCAATCCTGGCATATATTTTTAATCTCCTCCATCTTTAAATTTTACTTTTATAAAGTCAGCTAACTCTATAAAATGTTGTTTTACTCGTTTTGATACTAGAGTATCTAATTGTGGCATGATAGCATTTACTATTTGTTTAGCTTCACGCTCCTTTAATTCAAGTCCTAATTTTTCTACTTCAGACCTTACTATTTTTAATAGATACAATTCAAGCTCCGATGGTTTATTCATATTCATCTCCATTTAGTTGTACATACATTGATCTCATTCTTTCATATTGTAACATATCAGTGGGCGGTTCAAAAATACAACTATCAAGATAATAGTTATGAATATTCGCAATCATTCTATCAAAGAAAGTTTCTATAAATAGTGAACCTTTATCTTTATCTTGTAAGCAATATTCATTTGCTGTATTTCTAAGTGTATTTGGATGAAAGCCATCTAATGTTATTTTTATCACGTTCTCTTTTCCATTTATTGTATTTTTGCTAACTAAAAAATGAACAGCATTAATATGATAAAATTCATCTAGATAAGTAATTTTATACAATCTTTTATTCTTTATAATCCGATTTGGGATTATTTTGTCAACATATATATATCTAATATCATAACCATTTGTTTGACTTCCATAACTTATTTTAAGTGTTGGTTTGTTAAAATTCATTATGCAGCTCCTGTTTCTTCTAGTAGCTCCACATATGATTTACCATTTTCATGTACTACAGCAATTATAAAATTGGTTATACCTGGCTGTTGTTTTACAATCGATGTTAATTTTCCAATTACATCCCCAGATGTTAGTAATGAATTTTGAGGAACCAAATGGTATTTTGTCTTAGCTACTTCTGGAAATTGACGTCTTGTCAATATTTCATAATTAGATTTTCCTCCAACAAATACATCAACATTTTGTTTTTTATTTAAATTTAAAATTGGATTTATATTTTCTTCAATACACTGAAGTCGTTTTGAATTATCTGCCATTTCATAAATAATATCTATTTTATTTTCTAAACTGCTTTGTATATTTTTGTCCATAACAGATGAAATTAAATTTAAATCAATTTTCTGAATCATATTATTTTTCATTAATTTATTAAGGTGTCCGCTTAAAATAGTTTGTGTTGCAAAGAAAGCAGCTTTACTTATTTCGCTTTTATTAAGCTGAGTAATATATCCTCCTTGATAACTACAAATATTTTCTACTTTCTTTCTACAATCTATAATAAGAGTTTTATGAGATATATAAAATCTTACATCAATTTCATTTTGTCTATCACAAACAACATCTCTACAATCTATTACTAAGTCACTTTTTGGTAGTTTAGTTTCTCCTTCAATGTAACGAGTTTTTATTTTGGTGACAGCAACATAATCATCTAAAAGATTCGCTAAAGCATTAACTTTGTAATCCCCAACATCAGTGGGTTTATAAACAGATCTATATACATTTCTGCTTTCAACTATATCATAATCAACAACAATCAACTCTTTGACATTTTCAACTTCTGACAGATGTTTACATAAAAATCCGCCAAGGGTTCCTAACCCAATTACTGTCACAGTTCTATACACACAAACAATCTCCTTTCAACATACTTGAAATATTGGGGGGAATTTCTTCCCCCCAATTTTATTTAAATACTACAACTATCCCTTTCTACCAGCAGGTTTCAGGAATTCAAGTTTATCACCTGGTTTTAGCTGATAATCTGCGTTAGCAGCTGAACCGTTGACAAGACCTGTTGAAAGTTTGTCCACATTAAGAACTTCCCGAAGGAACTCACCGACTTCTTTAACCGTACGGCCGGCAACCGGAAAAGCTCCAGAACTGGCACCGCAAGATACCTGAACTGTTGTAGATGTTTTGAAACCAAAGTCTGCGTTTGGTTTGGACATATGAGCTCGAGCTGTATACTCAATACCGCTCAAAGGAGTTGGTTTTTCAGCTTTGGTAACACTTGCTGTTCCGCTTCCGCTTCCACCAAACTTTGCAAGGATGGCTTCAATAACCTCATTCTTGCGTTTCTTGCTCATACCTGGCATACCCAGTTCATTTGCGCACATACGTTTCAGTTCTTTGTCTCTTTTGGCTTCCAATTGTTCTCTGGTAAATTTTCTACTCATTATAAAAAATTCCTTTCGTTTTGTTTTTTGTGACTCGAGTTCACTATTTTACTGTTCGAACTTTAGCATCTGAAGACATTGATAACATGTCAAAATAAACTTCAGAGCGCTCATTTTTCTGTTTTATAACTGAGTTATAAAACATACAACACATATAGGTTGCAACCATTACATTTGTAAAGTACAATTGTGGCGCGGACTGTGCTAGTTCCTCGCATGACATTTCGTCAGGTAATTTATCTTCAGGATTTGCAATTTCAGGATGATATGTACACAAGTCTGGCGTAATATTCTTCCCTCCTTTTCTGACATAAAGTTGTACATTGCCATCCGTTAATTCATTTCCCCCAGAAATTAAAGTAACATCTTTTAAATTTTTACAATAATTATTTATTATCATTCTGGATTTATGATTATCTACGCACATGAATATAACATTACCCTCTTTAATAGATTCTGCTACATTCGTTTCATTTATATATGAAGTGGATGTATTAAATGAAATATTTGAGAATTTCATCTCTAGCTCTATAGCTTTTACTTCAGCTTTATTACCAATGGAGTTGAACTCTTGTCTTTCATAATTTTTTAGTTCGTAATGATCTCCATCTACTAATAGAATATTTGCTTCAATATCTTTTGAATAATTCAAAAATTTACATAGACGTTCAGCTAAATTTGAGCCAACGCCTCCCAACCCAATTATTACAATATTCATCTTATTCATTTTTTGAATACTCTTTTGAACATTGACATTAAGCTTCCATCTTTAGATTGTAGTGGAAGGGTTTGTTGTTTTGGGTCAGGAATTTTTGTACCTTGTGCCTGTTCTATAACAGTTTCATGTACATTATCATTCATATCACCAAGATATTGTCCAGAATCAGTTGACATTTGTGTTTCTGTTTCACTTTCTTTGTCACATTCATCAGCATTAAATTTACAATAAGGACATTCAATAACAGATTCATCACGCATATAACTCACTTTACAATTAGGACATGTATAAAAACCACTCACATGATTAACAGAAGAGATGTCTTTTATATATTTATCATCTAAATCATTATCATCAATTAGAATTAGATGATTTCCAGTTTTACATTCTGGACAACACATCTCTTCAGTTAGGTCATCTTCTTTAAGTAAAGTATCACATTTTGTACATTGATAGATTGGTTCATCAAGATCGCATGTTTCTTCAGCTAATAGTTTTTCATTTCGATATTTACATGTCATACATGGTATTGAGTCATCATTATCAATATTTGTATTATCAATAATTACTTGATTTTTTACTTGATGTTCAAGAGCATTAGGATTACGTTGGCTCCAAGCATGCGGATCATAATGACCACCCCAACCGTTTCCACCAAAACCGCCAGCATATCTATCAAAACCAAATCTATTCGTGGTATTAAAATTAGTTCTTCCGCGATTCCATTGGTACCCGCCTTTCTCAACAACTTTCATCCAATTTGGGTTAGATATACTTTTACTTGGTGCTGCGATGCTAACATATCGTTTATCAAATATTCCACGAAAAGATTTTTTACTTTTCTTGTCATCAATAACTAATCCTTGTCCTTGAACGTATTTATATGAACGTGAATAATAAAATGGTTCTTGCTTATCAATATCAACAGTTTTCTTTATACCATCAATATATTCTTCTGGTTCAACTATAACACGAAAACCATTTGCAACAATTGATGCTGAAATGCTAAAATCATTAGCGGCACTATTTACGTTTCCTATTGTAATATGTAATCCATCAAAAGTATTTTCATCAGTATCATCAATTCCAGAATGAAAAGCTGACATTGATCCATGACTATGAATGGTTCCAATAAGATTCCACCCATCAAGAGTTATGCGATCATAATCAACACTTCCAGCTGATACTTTTTGATGCGGAGGAACAACTCTATATTTTTGTGTGTCTTCTTGGTAAAATAGTAGAACAATAGCTTCACTATAATATGCTTTATGAACTTCTTTAAAAAAGTCTACTATTTTAGCAAATGAAGTAGATGGTATTTTTTTGATATGCATTTTTGCTGACGATGTAATACTTTCTAGAGTTGATATTTTATCAACTGGAGCAATACTCTCCATTATTCCAATTTTCTTTTTAAGATATATTCCCTCTTTAGCTACAATATAACATATATCATCTTCCGGCAATACATCTTTTTTGTCATTCACATATATATTAAACAATTAAATCCTCCTTATTTTAAAAAAGTTAACCAGCTTTCTGGATTTTCTATTACTCCACCATGAAAATCATAAAAACCATTTAT